GGGACCATCAAATTGTAGGCTTGTAAAAGACCCAGCCGCAGCGGTAGTGCCGCCGATGACTGTATTGTCTATGTTGCCACCGTTGGCTGTAACTGCTGCAAACGTAGGACTATCTGTAGTAGCAACGCCTTGGTCAAGAGCTTTAACAGCCGTGATGTTAGTAAGCTCACTGTCCATCAAAGCGCCAGCAGCTGTTACGTTAGCTGTGTCAGTGACATCGGCGTTAGTTTCAACGGTATCCAGCTTAGTGCCGTCAGCAGCTACATCACGACCATCTATAGTGCCGTCAGTAGTCAGGTTGCCAGAGATAACAGGAGTAGCTAGAGTTTTATTGCTGAGAGTTTGTGTGTCAGTAAGCGTAGCTACAGTGTTATCTATAGCCAGAGTTACGCCGTTGCCTGCCGCAGTAGAGGTTACACCAGTACCGCCAAGCAAGCTCAAGGCTTCTCTATCTAGGTCAATGGCTATTGTGTTGGTGCCGTCAGTTACATCCAAGTCCTGTGCGGTTACTTGCGAGTCAACGTAGGCTTTAATTGATTGTTGTGAAGCGAGCTTAGTGGCGCTGTTGCTTGCCATGTCGTCTTCATCTTTGATACCAGTAACAGTAACGCCGTCACCGTTAATGCTTAGGCTGAATGCGTTTGTAACTGGAAGAGTAGCTGTGCCTGTGAAGACAGGGTCAGCTTTGTTTGCTTTAGTGCTACTTGCTACAGCAATGTTATTGAACTCTGTGTCAATCTCAGTTCCTTTAACAATCTTAGCAGGGTTGCCGGAAGCTAAAGCATCTTTAGTGGCAAAATTTGTAGTTTTAGTATAATTAGACATCAAGACACCTGTAAAATTCTAGGAGAGAAGGAGAAGTAGAAAAGGGGCTACCGAAGCAGCCCCAATTGTTTTACTTAACAGCTAGAGTGAAGCCTGCTTCTGGACGCATAACCTGAACACCATACAGAGTATCAGCAGTGTACAAAGTTCCAAGGAACTCCTGCTTGTACTGAGTCTGTGAACGAACAGCCTGCTGCTCTGCAAGAACACTGGTGTCCTTGTGGATCAACTGAGCGCCACGGATGGAAGCACCACCAGTAGTATCAATAACAGGTACGTTGGTAGAGACGAATACGTCAACACCGTACAGGTTACCAATCTTACCAGTCTCTACGCTCTTACCATTAACGAAATCAGTAGAGGTATAACGATCAATACCCATGATAGCGTTACGGAGCGAAGGAGGTACGATGAAGCTACGGTTGTCCATAGGTACATCGGCATCATCCATCTTCTGAATCAACGCACGAAACGCAGCGTCAGAGAAGTCGCCAACGTCAGCAGCGCCATCAATGTCAAATGCTTCCAAAGCGCCGGAAGTAGTGTTGATCTGGAAAGAACCACTGTTGACAAAAGAACTGCCATCGCCATTACCAAAAGACTTACCAAGTTCAAACAAGTCGTTGTCAACCTGCTTAGCCAGACCATAGCCTGCATCACCAGTGTAGAACTGACGAAGAGAAGCAAGAGCCTGTACTTCGGTAATGTCTTCGATCAAACGAGAGAACTCGAAGTGCTTGTTGATGTTAATCAGAACTTCTGACTCAACAGAGTTCTGGATAGTTACAGCGGTACCAGCCGCTTTAGCGGAAGCAACACCACGGGTAGGCTTAGGAACGTGAATAACGTCACCTTTCTTACCAGTCATGCTCATTTTTTTAACAAGGTTAGCCAATACAAGGTTAGTCTTGTATGCAGCAATAACTTCGTCACTCCAAATTTCTGGAATAAACTTAGCTGCGCTTGTGTTGGTTACTGCTCCGCCCATATTGGGATATACTGAAGATGTCATAATACATAGTCCTTAAAAGATTTAATTAACGGACTCTCTTCTCAGCATAAGCTCTCTCAATTTCTGGAGATAAAGCTAAGTACCGATATGGATCGTCCTGCATTAGTTTAATAATGTCCGAACGTCTATAGATCTTCTTGGAAACCGGTTCGCCACTTCCTCGTGTGCTCCCCGTTGATGCAGCTTTAAGAGCAGTCTTTCGAGTGTCCTTATCGTTTGCAACGGCGTTACCTACAGCTTGTTGACGTTCCTTCCAATTAGTGAAAAGTTCATCAGCTGCCTCATGATCATACTGCCTGTCTGCTTGCGCAAAGAGCTGTGTACGAATCTTTGATCCTTTAATCCACTCAACAAACTTGTTGTCCTGTAAGATGGTCTGCATGTCGGGATGACGTTGTTGCAGGGCTGACATCGCATTGGACTTCGCGTACTGTTGAGACTGCGCTTACGCAGCTTTAATGGAAGGATGATTCTTAATAGCTCTCGCGACTGCCTTGTCGGGATCAGAGAAAAAATCTACTTCTTCTTCGGGTTCTACTGGTGCTGCTGTTGTGGTGTCGAGTTGTGTCTGGATGTAACTATCAACAACTGATCGTAACTCCCCTACTTCTGAGCTCTGTCTACCTAAAAGCTTCTCAGCCTCTTGGTGCATCCTTACAATATCTGTAACGCTCTTTCCTTGATACTTCTCAGGGATTTCTTCCTCAGCAGGAGTCTCCTGTTCAACAGGTTCCTGATGTTCTGCTACTTCTTCAATGTTGTCTACTGCTTCATCGTCTTCTAGACGCTCGTCATATAATGTCGCCATTATTAAACTCCGTGATTAAATCATTATGGAGGTGTATTATGTAAAGCTTCTTATTTAAGAGTTGGCCTTACGTTCTTGCTTCAGCTTCTGTTCGCGATTCTTCATCCATTTGTTAGTAGACTTCTTAAAGTCACCAGATATAGGATCAAGAGTTGCACGAACAGGAGATTGAATCCTTTGTGCAGGTTTGTGGCAGTAAGGACACTCTACTTCTCTAGTATCCGAAGATACAAAGTGTTCCTCAATATGCCCTCCTGCACACTCAAAGTCAAAGAGTAAACGCATTAATCTTCCGTTTCCGGCTCTTCGTTTGCTTGCTCTTCAGCTAGTGTAATTTGTTGCTCAAGGTTTACAATGTTTCCCACAATAGACAATTGACCCTTGCGGAAGTGTAAATCATCGTTACCTTTACAAGCCTCTACCGAATTAATGACATTAGCGTTTTGTAATAAGTCTTCCTGAAGCTGTTTCCAGCCAGCTGACATAAACATTTCACGATAGGCACGGTAGTAAGCTTCTAGTTCTTTATCAATCATACTGTTTATCCTCTAGGACAGTTTAAGTTAATGTTAAAATAATAGTAAAGTATACTAAGGTATAGTATAGCATATTTTAGAGTCAAAGTCAAGAGTTATTTCTTGTTTTTCTTCTTAGCTGTAGATGTCTTGTTCTTTACAGACCGTTGGCCTCTAATAGGCATTTTGTTGCCTTTCTTTGTATGGCTACTGCCACATGATGAACACTTCATTTAACACCTCACTTTTTAGATTTAGCTCCTGAACACTTCCACCGCTTACGGGAAAGGTTATTAGGAGTATTAGGGTCATTCTGTTTAGCTTTAGGCAGACCCTTCTTGATGCCAAGGCTTCTAGCACAATAGCTATCGCCTTTAGAAGTCCCCGGTTTTACGCGAGGGCCTCCGCCTTTAGCTGCTCCAGCTTGTCCGTAGCTTACCTTCTTACCACTAGCTGTTACCTTAACCTTTGCTTTGCCCTTTCTTGGCGTTGCCATTGGCTTTCTCCTGTGTCAGGGTCTTTACCTCTGTTTGTAGTTTGTCAACCTTTTTATTTACTTCAGCAAAGGCTTCGTTAATCTGCGCAAGCGCGTCTTCAAACATCTTACCTGTTAAGATCATTGTGGAAATTGTCCTTGTGGTGGCTGTGGCTGCTGTGGAGCTTCTGGCTGTGCA